GCAAGTGCTTCAGCAAGTGCTTCAGCAAGTGCTTCGGCAAGTGCTTTAGCAAGTGATTTATTTCAAAAGACCCTTACAAACTTGGATTTGGCAATGTTTTGTTTTCCAAAAGATCAACCAACTAATCCAATGAATTGTGCAATTGTTTCATTACAACTTATGCGTTTAGTTACAGGTATACAATCAAATTCCGTTATTCCATACTATCCTGGAGGTTTACTGCCAAAAGAATTTCTTGAGTATACAAAAACGTTTTTTGGTTTAGACTTAACATTTTATCCATTTTCAGTTGATGATTTTAAAGCAGATAAACTTAATGCGTATATGATTCCTGGGTTTGCATGTATGGTTATAGTTTCAAGTAGAGAATTTAGACATACTGTTGTATATTTTTCAGATCCTTTAGACGGACCTATTCTAATTGACCCTCAAACCGGACATATATATTCTAACAAATATGTACAACCAAGTGAAAAAGATAGAGAATATTTTAAAGCCAATCGTATACCATACGTCAGAAACCTTGCAAGTATTATAGATCACTGGAAAATCATCGATATTCAGGTCGTAGTGTATGCCGATGGCATAAGGAAAACAATCGAAGATCATAAACGTATTAGTAACGATACAGATCGTATATTAAGTAATCAGGCGTTTAGAACTTTTTTTGACAGGGGGTTCATTTTTGACAGGAAATATGATTTTGAACGACCGCCACTCCCTCTACCGTCTACAGCGACAGCAGCGACAGCAGGGGAAAAAAGAGTACGGAAAATAGAATTAAGAAGTAAGACGATAAAAAAAGGTCGCATGGAATCAGATAGGACGTATGGATCTTCTCGTACCTCGAAGTTGACGAGGTAACTTTTTATACGTCCTTCTTCGCAAATTAAGAACTCTGTAGTACTCTTCCTTCTTTATGACTTCATGACATGGATGAAAAACAAGTGCACAGTCGCCTGTCCAACTAAGTTTTTGACCCGTCCATTTCCAGAAATCATCGGGGTTGGTTATTTGTGATACATTTTCTAACTTTGAAAGATTTTTATCTGTAAAATTGATGCAGAAGTCGTGATGGTCTCCGTAACCATAATCTGTATCAAAAATTTCAGAGGTATATAAACCATAAAATGGTTGAATTTCCTTTTGTACGGGGTTCCATACAACTTTTTCGCATGGACGAAAATTTTGAAACGCAGAATCCCAAATAAGAATTCCTATTGAGGATTTTGCGTAGATGCGGTCTTGAAATTTAACCAACATTACATAAGTAAAGCATTAAAAGAAGGACTTGAATTCCGCGCCTCTTGTTCCTACAACGTGTGGATTAATCGGTCTTGAAATTTGTTCGGGATAATTCGCAAGACAATCCATTGTATACTTGTACATGTTTATGCTACCAAGGATATCGTCTACACAATATGCCAAGACTCGTTCATTTAAATTTTCCACCTCCTGTCTTTCCTTTCCAGGAATGTTTTCCGAATATTGCAGATAGTATGCGCGCATAATTGTTTTCAAATCATCTTCTCTTTGGCGATCAATAACGTGCTTCTTGTCACTCTTTAACCATACTCTATACCTAATTTCGTCCTGTAACAAGTCAATGTTTGCCTGTGAAAAAAATGCTTGGTTTACCGGAGTTGGTGTATGAACGCGAATAGTTGCCTGCTGTTGAAACGTAGAACCATAATCGAGTTTCGGATCCTGATAATGTGTCATGAACGGTTTGCTGGCAGTTGATTCCAAGATATTGGGCACGTAACCAGTATGCTGAGGCGCTCCACGAATTGCGCTTTGAGTATAGAACATGTCAATTTTATCGTCCTTACGAGGATATAGTTCCTGTGGTTCTCCCATTATTTATTAGTTTGGTATAATCTTCTGCAAGTTTTTCGTGTCGGGTTCTAACACTGTAATTTCAAAGGCATACCTTGGTTGAATATTAATATTCATAATTGGAATAACATAATCTTGAGAAAACGTCCTTGACTGTGTAAAAGACAAGGAAAACTGCGAGACTCCACTATATTGCTGAAAGCATATTCTAGATATCGTACTATGCGCAAACGAAAGAGTATTGTATGTTGACACTATTCCTGCCAAATTAGAAACTGTCTTTGGAACTGCGGTAAAGGATGTTCCATATGCCACTGTAGGAAGCATGTTGGAAACAGCAAAATCTGACGTACAAATATCCGTTACTAAAAACCCATTTGACATGAGACCAACAAAATCCTGCAACGCCTGTGATGCAGAGGGATCTCCTTGTATCTGCGTTATAGACGGGTAATAAAAGGTGATTTCGTCTCCTGGTCGAATGTCATTTAATCCAAAAATATTGGATATATTAAATCCACTCGAAACGGTATTGTAATTTTGTGTTACGAAAAACTTGACCTTTCCAAAGTCTGAATTGTTTAATATGACAGCATCTATAATGTTAAGATTGTCAAGATGTGAAATCCGTTGATCTGTTGGAGTATACAGTTGAATATTTGCATTTGACAACTTGGACAGGGGAGGATCAAAACTATACGATTCGTCTGACCACGGAGCAAAGTCTACATATTGAACGGGAAATGTCGTTTGTCCGTCGTAAAGATTGCGATTGTTTTGGACAAGAACACTAAATGCCTTTTGAACAACTGTTCCTGCTCCTCCATAGTACCCACCTTTCAAACTGTCAATTGACATGAAAATGTACGGTTTATCCTGTATAGCATCAGGGTATTGTAAGGTTCCTGTAAAAATTGAAGACTTGTATGACTGGTTACCGTATACTGGAAGCGTCGCATGGGAAATTTTTATATTTGTAATGTTTGAAATGACATGTTCTGTATAAAAAGAATAACCAGTGACGCCATATCTCTTTGGTTGAATATCGATACCTATTTGAGCACCCCTTGTATTTCTTGCTTCGTACGTGGGATAAAAAAAGACTTGAACGTTCGGGTCTGTATAATTAAATGGAGTAGGACTATGAATTGGACTCCCGTTGGAAAGAACAATTTTCCAACCATATGTGGTATGAACTAAATTGCTAGTATTGTCATATAGATACGCAGGTGGTTCTACATTTGGAGGAAATGGTTGAGGTTTGTTGTTTGGAACATTTTGAATGTCTCCAAGGAGTCCTGGCGAAATCCCCGTATTCAAGGCAGTCAGGGGGGTTTCGTATGCAACAAGTGGTATTGTTGGATTGTTAAAAAAGTATGGAACCTGTGCATTTCCATAATTTAAATATGACTTGGTTCCAAATGTAAAAATATTTGAATATGCATCAGGTTGAATCGTCCAATCACGCTGTGCTGTGTCAATGATAACTATACGCTTTACTTCTCGCATTTGAGGTTGATCCTGAACCGGCACTGTTAATGTATTCTGTAATGCTTCTCCTGATAAATCTTCTACATTTTCAACCGTGGCATGTGCGGGTGTAGTAGTAGATGCTTCTTCTGGTTCAGGTTGTTCGTTTTTTTCATTTCCAATAAAAAATTGAACTGCTGGATCATATGAATAATCTTCACGCGCTTCAGCATCTGCCTCTGCCAGCAGGGATTGGTATATTAATCTCGAATCTGCCATTATATTGTTTAGACTTTGATAAATCCTAAATCTTCCATCCAAAATTCATGAGGATACATCTTTTCAATCATTGCAATTCTCTTTTCAAGTTTCTCGAGTTCTTGCTTATGTCTTGTAATGTTCTCAAGCGTAATGCTACTGAATGGCAGTTTTAAGAGATCGTCGATACAATCAAGTTCGTGGGATTTCAATATAGCACAACACTCTGCAGTAGACTTTTTGCGCAAATCAATGACGTCGTTACACATTAAAGTAATGAATTTTACAACGCTAGAGTGCCATGGAAGTTTTCCACGAAGATCGCGAAGTATGTACTCCTTGCGAGTTTCATACAACTTCATGCGACCGTAACAGTATTCAGTTAGTATTTCATTGACACTTTCATACTTGCGAATACGACCAGTGATATCAAAGGCATGCATGTTTGTCGTTTTGATTTTCTTGACAAGACCAAACTCCTTTTCAATCTTTGCAATTGGCATATCTTCAAACAGAACAATATCAAAACACACTTCAAGATCTGTAGATGTGTCCGTGTAATCCTTTACGAGTTCCTTCTTTTCACAATAGGCATCAAGCATGTGTTTGAATTTTGAAGTCCATACACCAATCGGCAAGTCTGAAACATGAATTGTTTTGGTTTTCGGATTATAAGTATATTCTGCCTTGACAGAATAACCACCTTCTTCTTGAGTGATTGTTCCCTTGAATCCCCGATACCACGGATGCAAAACGGCAGACTTTAAAACAGAGTCGTCACAACCCGAAATGATCCACTTGAGAATAATATCCTTGAGATCTTTTGGATTGTAAGATGGAACAAACGTAGAATATCCTGTTCCAATACCTGCAGATCCATTCACAAGCAGCATTGGTAGAATGGGAGCATACCATTCGGGTTCAACAGATATTCCGTCGTCATCTCGGTACTTGAGAACGGCAAGATCGTCCTTCGGAACCAAGTGTGAAATGTACGGTTGCAAGTGAGTAAAGATGTATCGCGTTGCGGCAGAGTCATCTCCTCCTTCAAGACGAGTTCCAAACTGACCCTGCGGAACCAACCAAGGGAGATTGTTGCTTCCAACAAAATCCTGTGCCATGCCCACTATCGTTTCATTCAAAGATGCTTCGCCGTGATGATAACCAGAATGTTCCGCAATGTACCCTGCAAGTTGTGCCACCTTGACTTTTGATGTTAGATTTCGCTTGAGACATCCAAACAAAATCTTTCGTTGTGAAGTCTTGAGTCCGTCCATGATGGACGGCACGGATCGTTCTAAATTGTAGTATGAAAAGTGAATGAGATCCCTGTGTATAAATTCATCATAAGGAAGGCAGTGATCGGTATGCGGTACCAAAATACCTGCGGGATCTCTCCCTTGCAACCAAGTCTTGCGATCATCTGCACGTTCCTTGTTGAATGCCAAATCAATTGCAGGGTCGCTGTCGTGGGTGTACTTGAATTGAGTAATGTTTAGAGTTTTAAAGTACTCTTGTGCTTCGTCTCGTGTAGACGTTCCAAGACCCTTGTAATATTGAATCGTCCAACCGCGCTCGGTATTCTTCCATTGCTCGTATTCATATTGTGTATAAAATGTACGAACTTCCTTACCCTTTGTTGCCTTGACAATCGGAGTTGCCATGTATGCTAGAAACCCAGGAATGGATACAAGTTCGTGCCAAAGTTCATGAAAGAGATTGATAATCAGACCACGGATATGTGATCCATCATAGTCTTGGTCAGTCATGATGAGAATGCGTCCATAACGAAGACTGCGAATATCCGTGTACTTTTTTCCAGATTCCAATCCAATAATCTTTTTAAGTTCTGCAATCTCCTTGACCATTTCCACTTTTGCAGCACTGGAATCCTTGACATTCATAATTTTCCCCCGCAAAGGGAACACGCCGAAAGTGTTTCGCTGAGATTTCGTAAGCCCCGATAGAGCCATTGCCTTTGCTGAATCTCCTTCGGTGAGAATGAGGGTGCAATCTGCTGACTTGGTCGTTCCAGCCCACACAGCATCATCAAGTTTCGGGATGCCGTATATTTTTGATTGTTTTTTTCCATCACTCTTCTTGTTATCTTTCTCGTCTTTTTCTCGCTGAACAAGAATCAACTTGTCTGCGATTTCAAGTTTACTTTGAATCTTTTTCAGCGTGTCCTCTGGAATTTTGCACTGGGAACCAAAAGCACCAGATTTTGTAGTCAACATCTCCTTTGTCTGTGAATTAAAGGAGGGGTTTTCAATCTGACACGAAATGAATATCGCAAGATTTTCCTTCACAGTCGATGGTTTTACCTTAATCTTCTTCTTGGTATCCAGATATTCAATAATGTGAGATACAATCTGATTAACAATATTGTCAACATGTGTACCTCCGCGAGATGTCCAAATACCATTTACAAACGAAACCTGAAGAAACGAACCCGTCGGAGAATCTGCAACTGCAATATCCCAGCGGTCGCAAGAGTAGTGTACAACCGGACCCTCTAGGTATTCTCCGGCATACACTGCAAGGTCACGACACTTGATGAGTGTCTTTTCTTCACCAATCTTCCAAAATACCTTGACCTCTTTTCCAACTGTCATGGCAAGGTCTGTTGCGCGACGACGAAAGATGGATAGCATATCTGGAGTAATTCCATGGAGACCAAATTTTTCAAAATCGGGGACCCATGAAACAGACACGTACGGTTTGCTCTTGCACGACGTAATCTTGGGAACTCCAACTGTAGTCATATTGTCTGTCCACGTTTGAGTATACTTTTTTGCAGTTTTCCGATCTACAGTTTCAATGGTAAGTTTCTTGGAAAAGATGTTGGCAAGTTTAATGCCATATCCATTCTTGCCTCCTACCAACTTTTTCTCTTCCTTGTCGTAATTTGTAGAAGTAAGAAGTTCACCAAACACGAGTTGCGGAATCCAAACGCGATACTCTGGATGCTGTAAAATATCAATGCCTTCTCCATCATTTTCAACAGTAATTGTGTTTCCGTCAATTTCAATCGTAATATTCTTTACGAGTTCGAGACTCCGTTGTCTTGTACGAACGACATGATCGTGTGCATTGACTAGAATTTCATCAAATAATTTATATAGACCAGGGTTAAATTCAATATTCTTTAGAACAAACTTTTCATTTTCAACTACATGGAAATCTTCGTGAGTATTTTCAATGCTGCCAATATAGGTATCGGGTAGAGACAAGATGTGTTCGCGATGCGTATGCTTTTTATAGGATTCTGCCATTGTATCTGTGTATTTTTAAGAATGGAAAAAACAAATTATCCGTTTTACACGGAAAAAACAAATTTATATAAAATGCCTAGAGCAAAAAAACAAAAAGCAGCGGAGATTGAATTTCCACCCGTTATATTTTTTCTGAAACTTGGAAAGAATTTCAAGGAGGAACAACCTATACAGGTTCCGGTTGTTAACAACCCTGGGACAGTCTATTCTGATATTCTGAAGGAAATGGAAATGCCAAAGAATTCCTACGATGAATCCATTATTCACGAACTCATGTCAAAGATTCATCTACAAACGGAATATCCGCAGGGGACGTGCTGTTTTTGGTGCTGTCATGCATTTGATTGGACTTCATTTATAATTCCAACTCATTACGATTTTTATAATAATTTTTATACGGCAGAGGGCAATTTTTGTAGTCCAGAATGTGCTCTCTCATACATTTACGCAGAACCAAAATTGACAAATTCTCAAAAATGGCATCGACACTGTCTTCTTCGTTCCCTGTATTCGAAATTATACACGGCGCGCGATTTAATGAATGCTCCGGATCGCAGGACTCTTCGCATGTTTGGAGGCAGTCTAGATATCAAGCAGTTCAGAGAGTATGTTTGGAACGGAACAAAACCTCTTCAACTTGAACTGCCACCAATTCGTCTCTACGTACCGTCTGTCAATACTCAAACAACAAATAGAGATATCAAGTCCTATGTTGCACTGTCGACAGAGGCAGTGGATAAAGCATCTCAGCAACTTCGTTTGAAGCGTTCAAAACCGGTTCATTCAAATTCGAAAACATTTGACAGTCTTGCGGTTTAAACATTCAATGTTTTTTATATAAAATGTTGAATCCACATGAAATGATTAAAACATCCATGTCTCTTCAACTAATGAACGCAGGTGGGTCTTATGGACCCATTTTTAATTTTATAACATTGAATCTCTATGAACAAATTATAAAATCATATCCTGTGTGGTCTGGATGGATGCGCAGACGGTTACCCTGTCTTCGCGAAAAGATTCGTGGAGATTCAAAACCAGTCACTCGTGAACCATCTGCAGTAATTGAGTGTCATCGTACTTCTCCGCAACCTACAAAGAACGGAGTAATGCCTGCGTTTGTTACACGTATGGATGCCATCATTCACTACGTTGTATCGTCCTTGAATATTAAAAAACTTTTGGCAATTTCAAACCACGACTACCTTCCAAACGAATTTGAACCTGTAAAAATTGATGAAGATGTATATTTTAAAATGACACACGTCGAACCGCAAGAAGACGGAAATATCAAGAATTTAAAATTTGAGATTTTCTGTTATGACGGAAATATACACGCGCTGCAGAAATTCATTGATTCGTGTAATCAAGATTACGAACGAAAAATGTTAAATAAACTTGGAAATAATCTTTACTTTTTTGACCAGGTTGTAGAAAACAAGAAAAAGAAGAATCAGAATCCGCTGCCAAAAGACTTTTTAGTGTACAGTAAGCACAGATTTTCAACTACACGGACCTTTGAAAATGTATACTTTGAGGAACAGAAAATTGTAAAAAGAAGAGTCGATTTCTTTTTGAATAATCGAACATGGTATGAAAAGAAGGGTATTCCGTATACTCTTGGGTTTTTGTTTCATGGTTCTCCTGGAACAGGAAAGACTTCTGAGATTAAAGCAATTGCAAATGTTGCTCATAGACATCCTATAAATATTCAACTATCAGAAATCAAGACAAAGAGTCAACTACGGCATCTTTTCTTTAGTGACGAAATTCACGTATTTAATGGTAGTACATTGGAGAAGTATACAATTCCTGTGAATGAACGCCTGTATATCATTGAAGACGCGGACGCAATGGGCGATGTATTATTGAGACGCGAGTGGAAGAAACCTGTTGTTGAAAAACCAAATGATCCCTTTGTAATCGAAGACGAGGATATGTTAAAAGATCCAATTGACCTTTCCTTCTTGCTGAATCTTCTTGATGGTACGCTAGAGTCCTCCGGACGTATCATCATTGTAACGTCAAACTTTCCAGAAAGATTTGATAGGGCACTTGTACGTCCTGGGCGAATTGACATGATTATAGAATTTAAAAAGTGTAATCGCAATGTTCTCCGTGAAATGATTTGTGGATTTTATAATATAACAAATGTAATGCAGGACGACTTATGGAACCGCGATGAAGTTGATTACAGGTGGACCCCTGCAGAAGTACAGCAAATTCTTTTTAGGAATTTTGATAACCCTACTGCTGCGATGAAAGAACTTTTGGAGACCCAACCCCAAAAATTAGAGCAAACGGAATCGATGCCATTATTGGAAGTCCCGCAAGAACTGCCAGAGCAATTAACCACCCTAAAGTCCCTCCCAGTGTTGGAAACAGAATAGATGAAACAAGACCAAACACGGGGACAAGCCAAAGAAATAGCAAAAAGGCAGAATTTTGAGAAAGAACAGGGATCCGATTAATTATGATGAATTTTAAAGAAGTCCATGCAATTGCGTAGGCAATGATTAATGGAATTGTAACTCCAATGTATAGAAGTGCCGAATTCGGACTTGTTGCCAATGGAGCATCCTCCTCTTGATGTTTTTCTTCAGGAGCAATATCGGGTATGGGGTCCAAAGAATTCATTATGTATTAAATACGACATTAGCTTGACCGTTCGTAACTTTTAGAAAGTTATATGATTCAATGTATACAGTTGTTAGATACCCGCCATATTGGATATCAAGATTAGTTGGTTGAGGATAAATTTGTATGACTTCGCCTGGAGAAATGAGCGGAGGAACACCTGGCGCAGGGGACAGGGTTGCCCCTGCAGGAACCGGAATTGGATTTGGACTAAATACTGTAGACTTTACAACGCAGATGGGTGTTTGAGTAATGACCCCTGTTGCAACGGTTGGTGGAACCAATAAAGTATACCGTAAATTTGTCTTGTTGAACATTGAACCGTTTACGCTTCCAGAAGGTTGTGTTATTTCGTCGGGATTTAGCGCAAAAGAGTATAAATTAATGCCAGGTAGACTAGTTGTATCGCCCTTTGAGTACTGGAAATTTTCAATTTCTCTATAAAAATTGACATTTTTTGTAACTTCTCTTTCTTTTCCATCAAATACTATACTTGCCTCTTGTAGAATATCCTGCTGTATCATATTGTTTGGAAGTTGTGCCCCCGTTGAATAGTAATTATTTGCTCCTATCGGGATTAATGTATTGTCGATTGGCGGATAAAAAATGTCATTCCAGTTTGTATAGTTATCCCAGTCGTTCAAGAGCGTTCTGTCCATTCGCTGAAACAGGGCAACAATTCGGGTACATAGATTGAACATGGGTATTGGTGTTTCATAGTATCCATACTGTCTTTCAAAAAATACATACCGCACTTGTGTCATTAAAAATGTTCTCTCAAATGCCGCAATGTTTGCTCGTTCTGTATCCGTTACAAATATGTAATTTGCTTCAATGTATGGTGTCAAATTCCAGTTTTGAAGATCTGAATTTGTAGGATTTCCTTGAACATCTGGATACGACAAGAAGTTTGAAATACTTGCCTTTGAATTTCCTGGATCACCAACTATCCGCTGTCCATATGTAAGAGACGTTGGTTCTACATCCATGATGGTAAAGAGACTATAAATGTTTGTAAATGTTATTGATATTTCTACTTCGGAAAGTGATAGCGCAATAAGAGGCAAGGATTGACCTATTTCCGTACAAAACCAAAATGAAAGAGGAATAACCAACTGTCTTCCTCGTATAGACGGTCCTGGAATGGGTATAGTCGGAGTCGTAATCGCATTCGGGTATTGATTGAATCTTCCAGGCGCATTTGCTGGATCGTACATGTCTGGCGTGTTTCCAACCATTTGATCCAACAATTCACGCTTCGTCTTGTCTTGACTCAAATAAGACTGGATCTTCATCCATTCACCTGTAACGGTCGAAACCGCGCTTCCATTGATAATTACAGATGCTTCTTCTATCATATTGTACCCCAGATTGCGAACCCACTGAAACAAAAAAGGTTTTGCATTGCCGTTTTGATCAACAACGGATAACCCAGACCAAATATCTGGAATATTTACACAGAGGTGACAGTCGTGAAGAAGATCTGCATAGCGCGATACCTTGAAACGATATGTAGATTTTGTAGCAGCAGCAAGGTTTGTGTCTGTGGAATTGCGAGGATCTAGACGGAAATGTTCCATGGCAAAGTTTGTAGATCTCTTGTACATCTTGGAAAAATAAGACATGGATGGGTTTCCATTAACAAACACGTTCTGGGCACCTATACCCGTTAATTGCATCAAGCCACCAGGCATCTTATTCTATATCGTATGAATAATGTATTCTTGGATTCCGTATATTATTATTTTTACTTTACTGGCATTTGTCATTATACATGCTTACATGAGTTTTCGGTATGGTTATGACTGGATAGGAAGTGCGACTCGAAAAATGGCAGTTCGTTATCTGAATTCAAAGAACGCATCTATAGTCGATCTATATCCGATACCAAGAGTACCCTATATGGATCGATTTGGACAATATACAAAGATACCGAAAATGAAGGAAAATTCCTTTTAAGTAGGTACCCATTTGTTCATTAGGAAGGCAGTAGTTCTCTTTTCGGGTCTTTGAACGATGGAATTCGAACTAGGACAGCACGTTGCAGAAGACGTTGGATCCTTGTAGATGGAACCAGCAAGATAGGTGGTGTATGTTGAACTATATGCATCCTTTTGAGATGCCGTGTAATTGTTATAGTAATTAAATGTTGTCTTGCGCTTCAGATATTCTGTCACTTCAGAAGCACTACTGAAACGATTATTGTATATCTTTGTAGAAGGTCGACACGGACTTAAGTTCTGTAAAGGATCGCTCATTATATTTACACATAACAAATTTGTATATATACAAAATGGCACCTATTCGCTTCATGTTGGTATCCACGCATACTGAACAGATTACGGGGTATTCAAAGGTATCCTATAACATTTTGAAGCAGTTGGCAACATTGCATCCTCTTGTCAAGGTATTTCATTTTGGGTTTCAAAGATCTCCAGTGACCCTTCCGAAACCAGCTCGCCCTCTAACCAATGTTATTCAGTTTGATGCTGCCGCAAACGAGAATCCAAAGCAGGCGGGATTTGGTTTTAATTGCTTCAAGGAATACGTAGAAACTGTAAATCCAGATATTGTCATGATTTATAATGATCCAATTGTTGTGAATCAGTTTTTGTCTGCCGTTAAGGATCTTGAAAAGACGTTCAAACTTTGGGTATATCTAGATCAGGTATACGAGGGATCTGATATGGGTCTTTTGCGCAATATTGAGAATAGCGCAGATCGCGTTATTTGTTTTACGGATTCTTGGCGCGACCACCTAAAGTCTCGTTTGAATACTTCAAACATCCTGTTTGACGTTCTGGAGCATGGTGTAGATCCTCTTGTTTTCAAGAGACTGTCGGATGTAGAGCGTCTAAATGCTCGCAAGTCTCTGAATATCCCAAACGATGCGCTTGTATTTCTAAATATGAATCGCAATTCACAGCGAAAGCGACTTGATCTAACAGTCATGGGATTTGTTCGTCTTCTAAAGAAGTACCCCGATGCTCCTCTATACCTGCTGTTTGTAACGTCTATGCGTCCAGATGCCGGCGGTCACTACAATATAATGTCCATTTTCATGGAAGAACTAAAGAGAAACGATCTTGATACGTTCAAGTATTCAACTCGAATTGTGTGTGTTGACACGACACCCCCTGCCATATTTATTGGTGATGATGCCATCAATCAGATTTATAATGCAGCAGATGTTGGTGTAAACACTGCGAATGGAGAAGGGTTTGGTCTATGCCAGTTGGAGCACTTGGCAACTGGTGCACCACAGGTGGTTCTTGACATTGGCGGATATCGGTCATTCATGACGGACCAGGTGGGTGTTTTGATGCCTCCGTCGCATTACTCTTATCTACCCATGAATGCTGGTGTGGGCAGTATTGAGCATGGTGTAACGGCAGAGCAGGTAACGGATGCCATGGAGAGATGCATGACACTTGTTAAGGACCCAATGACTGCTGCTCGATGCGCGTCGGTTGCACAGCAGCGCCCGTGGTCTCGTATCTGTGACGATTTCCTGGAGTCAGTCATTTCTTCCTCAAAGTCATCGCCTAGTAGTTAAAAAACTTGATACGATCGGGTTCTAGAGTACCAAGTTTGAGAAGTCTATTTGCGTCTCCAAAGGCAGGTTCGTCAAATACTTCCTTGCTGTCTGGATCTACTAAAAATACAATTTCCTTGATTTTGATTCGTTGTAATCTACGACCTCGTTTCATGAGGTTTCTGAGATACGACGCATCACGCTCGTCATCCTTGATATCGGAATGAAACGCAACGTCTTCCCCCTTTGCTTGTGAGTCAAATCGTAAGCACTGAATAACTGGTTTTTCGCGACTATGAAGTTTACGATGAATTTCGCAGTCGACGGCAGCCTGTTTTAAAAGTTTTACAATGGCAGAAGAGAGGCGTCCCTTCTCATATGCAATATTGTAAAGAAATTCGTCACTCGTCATGAATGCTTCTGGCGGGCGTATGGCATCTGGATTGTCGTATCTCTTTGGCAGACTGTCTGCACGACGAATGGCAACAATGTTGGGTGCTGTAACGCTTTCTGCCTGTTCTTTTGAAAAAACAGACATGTAAAAAGAAATACGAATAGTTCGTTCTTCTTGCGGGACAACTTCTGTTGTAACGACTCCGTCCGTTATCACTTGTCTTGTCGCATGAGAGCATAGTCGAATACCACGACCGATAACTTGGTCATGTCTTGCTGGATTCCAGTAGGGTTCCATAATGTGAAGATGACGCACATTTTTTAAATTGATACCTTCGGCACCGCTTGAAGATGCCATGAGTATACAAAGTCTTGCCTTTATGCTACTCTTGATACCTTCAAAATGTTGAGGATACTCTGTTTGAATGGATGAGTATTCTTCATTGAATATATATCTCATGAGTTCTCTTTCCACGACATCTTCCTTGCCAGTGTAGAATGCAAAGGATGGTTTCTCAGGATCCAGCGACGGATCTTCGCGATACCGTCCATTATCTAGAACCAACTTGTACTGCTGATATCCGTTTGCTTCCAAAATTGCTCCAAATATTCCAAGACCTTCTAATTCACGATATTGAGAATAAATGAATTGATTCTTCTTGTCATTTGTCTTGACATTTTGTAATAGTCTCTGTAGTTTTGGTGAATAGACTGCAAGACCGGCATCACGAAGAAATTTGTCTGGATTTTCCTTTAGTCTTGCAAGAATTCTACTCTTGTCGCCTTCCTTATTTTCGTCCGCCTGTCCTTCAACGTCTTCGCGCATTTCTGGAGGCACGGCATAGTTGCACACTAGTCGAGATACTACTCTATATGATGAAAAGTCTTCATTCATGGCAGTTGGACCCTTGAGTGCCTTTTTTGATTCTTGTTGTATTTCCTTCCAGCGTACTTCCAGATAACGATTGTATTGGTCGCTAGACATTTCAACCCTTTCCAGCATCTTGTCATCATCTATTCTCTTGGGAAGCATGCGTTCATCAGCACCCTTATAATAGGAAACAAGACCTTGAATTCTCTTTTGAAACATTAATGAATTTTTAATTTCAAGTCCGTCAACAAATGTATTTACAAATTCTTGAAAGTTTGTTGGTAGACATTCTAGATACTCTGTTTGAATGTATTCTCTTGCAGAAAGAACACCCCCTGGAAACGAAGCAGAAAATGTCTGACGAATTCCATCTACCCAATCCCCTGCAGTTTTGTAAGAAAGACTCTCGTCGTACTGAACGGCAATTCTTTCACCAGCAGACGAATAGACTGTCTTGAAATGCGGTGGATTACGAACAATGTATACAAGTCTTTTTATGCTATTGAATTCTATATTGTCAATTTCAGGCATTTTCTTGAAATAAGACGTCATCCCTGCTTCGTCCCACGAAGTTATCTCCTTCACTGGTAGGATAATACGCTCAATGGGTCCTCGTAATAAATTCATTAAAAATGCAATTTCATTTGGACGATTAATCACAGGTGTTCCTGAAAGAAGAACTACCTTGCAGTCTTTTGCATAATAAATGGCATCATATAATCGACGTGCAATTTCAGAGCGATTAATGACTCGTGAAATCAAGTTATGTGCTTCGTCAATAATGACAACAGAATTGTCAAACTTTTTCGATGTTTTCGGATCTTCTTCTGGAACGATAAGTTTTACACTCTCACTATTGAGACCGTTGTAATTGATAAATGTATAACGATTATCAATAATGTCAGAAATTTGGTCTTCTATACCCTTGCGAATATCAGTTGGAAGAGTATTGTAGTTGCTCTCTCTTCCTGCAACTGTTACAAAGTATCTCCCTTGTTTTCGTAAAAATTCATCAGAAATACCTAGTGCTAATGCAGGTTGTTTTTCGGCATCGCTACGAATGATGCGAACCTCCCAATAATTATTCAGTGTATAAATTGAATTTCCCGATTTTCGAATTTCTTGACGAAAATTTGACTGCAACGAAGCAGGCAGCATAACATAGACATTCTTGTTTGAGAGAAGCGATTCCGCGACGCCTATCGCAGAATACGTCTTGCCAGAACCAAGACCGTGATATACAAGAACACCTCGATATGGTGTTTCAATCTGCAGATAGTCTCGTATAAGTTTTTGGTAAGGTAGCAATTCGCGTGTTTTTTGACCTGCCTGCAAACACTTGTCGACACCTTCATCATCATCTGTTCCGTCTAATTTGCGGTATTTTAGAAATATTCTAGTTATATAGTCGGCAAAGGTCTTTCTATTGGGCAGGACGAAACTGCTCATTGTAAATAAGTGTAAAAATAATACATGCAATTTACAATGTTGGCATCATTGAATTTCGACAAGGATCCGCGAGTATGGATGATAACTATTTATTTATTCATGGTATCTGCATTATTGTATTTCAAACCTGCATTGGTTTTTGAAGGAAAACGAGTTCGCGAATTCGGAGCGGGAAGAAAAACTGCAACTGTATTTCCACTCTGGTTTTGGATATTTATTTTAGCAGTTGTTTCTTATCTGATAGTTCATTACTTTATTGAACTTTAGATACTACAGGTGTTAATTCTTGTGCTTCCTTTATTTTTTCCTCCTTTTCCTGCTGCCTCTTTAACATTTGTTGTTTAAACAACGTTGCTTCATCTATATCCGGAATGCAGACGTTTGAAGTGGTTCTTGAAGAGAGATTGTAAATTCCCATCAAGCAAGCAAGCATCAAAACATACCCCACAGATATCCAACCGGCACGTGACTGCCCGGCGCTGTCAATACTCAAGTAAAAACGATCAAAATGCTGCCGAACAAATTCAAGAGGACGAATCAGAAACCACGCCAATGTCGGATATGCTGCCCATATAGAACCCTCTATTGCATGTTTTGCAGTATCTGTCTTGCCACAATGTTGAAATGATATCAAGGAAGAAAACCCCATTCCAAGCAAAAAGAAAAAAACATATATCCCGAGACCTATACCAATGTATACGGCAATTTCCTGTACGCTTTGAATTGAAAATACACTCATTATCTATTCGCGAGGCATATTAACTTCAAATGCTTCCGAGATTTTTGCCAGTTGTAGAAGCATTGGTTTTCTTCCTATATAATGTGGTCGTGTCAAGGAATCGCAATCAGATAGCGATTTCCAACCAATTGCAGATATCTCTCGACGTTGCATAAGAGTAAACTTTTGATGAATGTCAATTTCGTTTGGATTTTTCAAAAGCGCAACAAAATATCTATGACTGTAAGGAACATCGTTTGTTCCTCGAAATGTCTCTTCTAGAATAACCCCCGACACGATAATGTATGAAGAACGAGGAATGTTTGTTTCTTCATAAAATTCTCGTTCAGCACATTGTCCGTCCGTTTCACATTTTAGACGACGACCCTTTGGAAACCCCCACTCGGGTTCATTATATATAGTATTTGTTGTAAACAAGTGTTCCCGAACACTATCGTATTTTGATTTAGACAATTTAAATTCGTGTTCGTGCTTCTCAGGAGATGCCCATAGTTTATCCCAAAGACTTTCAAATGTATCCTTGCGAAGTCTTGACAATTCTGTAATTGTCATGTTTTCAATAAGTTTCTTTACGTAGGCAATGTTGGTTGTTTCATATCTGCCTCTCATGAATTCAGTGTACGACATGCTATCCTTTCGTCGAACCATTAGTAATTCCAAATCGTTTAACTGAATCGGTAACGGAGAAGGTCCATGTGTCCTTCTGTTTCGAAGTAGTATAATTCCGCAGGAGAGGATGGGGTCTCTACAATCTTTAAATGTGTGTCCAGACACGCCACAGTTATTACAAAAGATTAATGATTTTGCAGACATTTTACAGTTACTACCTTAACCCAATAGGTTTCTTCATCCATTTTTACCTCGTTTAGAATAATGAGTGATACTGGTTTAATAATCACGGGTGTTGTATCCGGTGTTCTTTTGCTCGGATTGGCATATTACTACTTTGGCAGAAGTACATATGTCCCTTTTACAAGTCGCCTTGTTTCCTTTTTAACGTACGCGGGCATTGTTGTTTTGCTTGCATTTGGAATATATTTTATATATCAGGGTGTTTTGGGGGATCAAACGTCTAGTGGAAATCTTTCAAGTACTCCAACTTCTAGCAATGATCCAAAGGTGATTCCCGGCGGAGTAGTACCGCCTAGCGGAGGATCTGGAGGAGGCAATTACGGTATCCAGTGGTGGATGTACATTCAAGACTGGGACACGCGATATGGTCAAGAAAAACCTGTAATAAAGAGAGGAGATAATCCGTACGTGTTTTTACATCCCACGGAAAATAGTTTGTGTGTCAAGATTGGCATATTTTCACGAAACAGTGGAGACACTATGGAAAGTGCCCCTGCATCAGCAGATGGCGACGGGTCTGCAGTTGACGATTCGTATACCTGCATTGTTAAAAATGTTCCTCTACAGACTTGGTTTTGCGTGTCCCTGTCTGTGAGCGGACGCAATGTTGATATTTACAAGGATGGTCTCCTAGTCCGCTCCTGCTTACTACCAGGTGTACCAAAGACTGCACAGGGGAATTTGGAAATCATGCCTGGCGGAGGATTCTCTGGAAACGTCATTGACCTCTATCACTTTTCAAGAGCACTCAAACCGATAGATGCACAAAGTTTCTGTGCCAAGGGAACTTCGGGAGTAAACTACCAGGCAATGCCGTCAAAACCTCTCTTTGGATACTCGGTAAAGTTTGGATTGGTAGACAAATCTGGCAAGCAAATTAAAGAATATACATTTTAATAATGGTAGATATCCGAACAATTCTACTTTCATTAATGACACTTATCGTCGTTGGAATTGTCATTATTATAATCTATGAACTCACCTATGGCGGAGGAATAACAAGTTCTTCATCGTCTGTCGCGCCGTGGAAAACAAGTGTAGAACTTGTAGGAAATTTGCACGAGGGTAGAGACTACCTAAAGTTGGACAAGGATATTCCAAAGTCACAGAATGAAAGAGAAGGCATTGAATTTTCATATGCTGCTTGGATTGTCGTCAATGATTATGACGAAGGCAGTGCAGTTCCTGTAATTTTTGTAAAGGGTCCTGAAGACTTGTCCATGCAGTCTCCTTCGGTAACTCTCAGAAAGGGACGTAATGAAATACATATTTTACAAGACACGTACCAAGGAGACAAACCAGGAAAAATTGTAATATATAATTTACCTGCCGGGAAACTCATCCATCTTGTAGTTACCCTTCATCAAACTGCCATGAGAGTATATGTCGATGGTTATTTATACAAGAATGTTACATTGAGTGCGCTCCCCTTGCAAAATAGTCATCCAGTAATTGTGTCTGGCAATGGCGGTTGGAAAGGTTTAATTGGAAGTTTTGTATATTACAATTATGCCTTGAGTCCCGATGAAGTTCGTGCTCTTTCTCAAAAGAAACCACAGCGGGATCCAAATGATATTCCACCGTATCCTCCTTATTTTGATAGTTCTTGGTGGATCAATCAACATTAAGTAACTGCCTGTATTTCACCGATACCTGCGTTTACCTGTGCTTCTGCCTTTGTTTGCTCTTCCTTGGCAGTTCGAAGTTCTTTTTCGACAATTGATAAACGATCTTCTACTTCTTTATCAGTTGTTTCTAGTTTGTTTAAACGGACAAGTGTATCATCTGTCATTCTTTCACGCTGTCGCGATAGAAAAATGAGAATACCAATTGCAATGATTACAAATACCACGGGGAGATAACTTTTCATTTCGTATATTATAAAAGAGAAAAATTTAAAGATAAATATTAAATAATGTCTACAGGTTGTTATAGTCTTTCCTATCTCTACACAAAAGACGAAACACAAAATTTTGTGGCACAACTTCGTGATTCATCCGACGTAACGACAATGCTCCGTCAACAGGCAATACTACAAAATTACAGAACTCTTCATGACAAGAATTCTTCACCGGTCGGTGGAATACCTGCGACAGACTTGTATGCAATGGCACACACTACTGGAGCATATGCACCAATGTCAAGCATGATGTCTGGTATATCCATGGCACCTTGTGTAACTTGTTCGGGTCAGTTTCCTTTCAACATGGTACGAGTGTCCTCAAATCTTATCCGTTACTAATTCATCTATTTCATGTGCCTTTTTCATGCTTTTTCGTAATCTATCCTTTAACTTTTGTTTTTGTGTCTTGCTGTAACTTCCGGGTTTATACGAAAAGAATAATCTCAGAAAGTCAAGTGAACCCTTGGGAGTCCTGTCGTAAAGAGTTCCCTTGTTTGATTTGATTTCTATAAGACTCTCTTGGTGTCCAATACAATCAAGAGGTGTCAAGAGTTCAAATCGCCGCTTACCTTCTGAGTGCGCCAAGTCTACAAGTCTTTGACAGATGCAAATGATTCTGTTTTCGTCAAACCCCTCTAAAAAATGAGAACTTGCATACACAAACGCAAAAAAGAATTGAAGAAGTGTCGGTATGGATGCTACGCGAATATCCCTTACCTTGTGATAACTGTGACAGGCAAATGACTTGAAAATACGAACCAAGAGAAGTTTCGAATCCTTGTATATGATATCTGTATGTTCTGGTAGTAATTCTGCATAATACGGTCTATTTACTGCTTCAATACCCTCTCCGAAAATTTCTGACAAGTCTTGAATGGTTTTTTCAAACTTGTCTGGTTCAACCAAAATATCAATCGGAACCTGCCAAACATTTGTCTTTTTCTTTGAATGAAAATCTGCCGCGTGAATTCCCAACAATACAATATTCCTAGATTCTAAAAAATGTTCCATCTTTTCTCGTTCGCCATCAGAAATTGTCGTAAACCCGCCTTCTTCTGGTATACACTTGATAGGATAGTGTTTGTTGAGCAAAAGAAGTCTCTTGTAGACCTTTGACCAACGCGAAACGTCTCCTCGTGGTCTTGAAAGTTCGAGATACATGGACATGCGAAGGAAATTTGGAGACACGTAATGAATTCCCTCCTTGTGGAAATCCTCCTTCCATAATTTTTCAAATATAGGCGGTTCAAGATATGTTATGTCGGCTACACCGGTATAATTTACAAATACTTTAAACGTCATAATGTGTGCACCCGGTTTGACTTCAATGGCACGAAATCCAACACTGTAAAATTTATCAGCAAGTTCAAGCGCGTGTAATTGAGGTTCCATGCTGTAAAAATCATAATCAGGAATGTCGTAGAGAGGATCGTAAAACCTGTCTTCAGAAGGTAAAAGGTTATTGATTGCAGTTCCTCCATAACAAAGAACCTTCTTCTTCTTTAAAAATTCTTCGACAATCTTTAAAATTTCTTTAATTTCGGGGTTATGTGCCGCTTCGTAGTCAATTAGATCTTGCGCCTTCTTGACAAGTTCTTCCATTATATAGATACAACAAAATGGATCGCTTGGAGAAAAACTTGTGTTAAAGCAAGAGAAATGGCAGACAATATTCGTCGTCGTCAGCGAACAAAGAGTGGTCAAGCAGGTCCTCCTTCGGATGATAAGAAGAAACCAAGATATAATCTGAGAAGTAAGACGACGGAAGAAACGGTCCGTTGGGTAGACGACGATACTCTATTTGATGATGTTTCGGATAGCGATGATAGCACATATACGGCATCAACTAGCAGTAACAGTGAAAAGGAAGAAACAACAACACGGGTTCACGGAATTAGCGTTCCGTCCAACCTCCCTGTTTCTGTAAAAATTCACCTTCATGCCCGTGTAGATGATGAAGAAGAAGAGGAGGAGGAGGAGTCAGACGACGATGACGACAGTGGTGAAAGTTTTATCGGCGAAATTCTCAGGAGAAGTCTAGGAAATCACGGACCAATTATTACAATTCTGGGTGATGATGACGACGATGACGTCCGGGATAAAAGAAAGAAGAATTCGTCAGAATTGCCCATCAAACTATTTAGCCGCGAAAGGTCTTATTTTGAGAGTCTAACTCGCAAAAAGAAGAAGGAAACAGTTGAAAAAATGAAGAAGATTTCTGGAATTATCGGAGAGACGGAAGTTCCGCTAAAGTTTAAAACGTTGGAACTGACTACGAGTCCGCAAATTCAATCTGAAATTATACGAAAAATTGACATGATTAATCGAATGGGTTCCGACAGCAGCGAAGCACAAAAACTAAGAAATTGGGTCGATGGTGCACTCCGTATTCCGTTTGGCAAGGTTGTTCCCATGCCAGTTACAATTGCAGATGGAAGGGAAAAATGCTCTGAATTTCTAGATGCTGCACAAAAAGATCTTGACCGAGCAACGTATGGAATGTTGCCTGCGAAACTGCAAATTATGCAGACTTTGGCACAGTGGGTTTCGAATCCAGACTCAATTGGTAATTGTATTGCTATGAAGGGTCCTCCTGGAGTCGGCAAGACTGCCTTTGCACGCAATGGCATTGCAAAAGTCCTCAACCGTCCGTTTGTATTCTTCTCTCTGGGCGGAGCAACGGATATTGCACATTATACCGGTCATTCGTATACATACGAGGGTTCCATGTGGGGTCGTATTATCGACTCGATTATCCAATCCGGTTGTATGAATCCAGTGTTGTACTTTGATGAACTTGACAAGATTTCTGAAACTCCGCACGGACAAGAGATTACATCCATGCTTATCCACCTGACAGACCGCAGTCAGAATTGTCATTTCCATGATCGTTATTTTGCTGGAATTGACTTTGACCTATCACAGTGCCTGTTTGTATTTTCATACAATGACGAAACAAAGGTTCATCCCGTTCTAAAGGATCGTTTGACGACAATTCAATGTAGCGGATATAAGGAAGATGAAAAGAAGATTATCGTAGCAAACTATGTGTGGCCCGAGATTCTCAAGAATACCGGTATCAAACGAGAAGAATTGACTGCTACCGAGGAGGCAGCAGAGTACATTATCAAGGAGTATTCAAATGGAGAAGAAGGCATGCGAAATCTAATTCGCATCGTTGAAGCAGTTGTATCACGTATCAATTTAATACGCATCTCCAATGAAGAAAATGCCAAAAAGTACAGGTTCTACGTCCCAATTGAATTTCCCATGAAACTTACAGTAGATGTTGTAAAAAAAGTGCTTACAGACGTCTCGCCCAAGATACCCGAAGAATGGCGTTCAATGTACCTCTAAAAAATAAGAAATACTTAATAATGTCTGCGACATCTTTAAAGGAGGAAATTCAGTTTGCCAAGACGCATATACGAAATCGTTTTTCATTGTTGATTCTTCCTCACGTTTCTGAAGGTATGTGGTCTGTCTACGAAAATGCTCGTTCCGTGTGCGAAAAAAATAATCAAAGAGACCAAACTCTAAAAACGTTTCAGAACCTTCTGACTCGTATTCCCACCTGGAATGAAGAGACGTTGCAGGCAGAAGTAAAGAGAATTACAATTGCTTCAAAATGTTCATACTTGGAAGAATTGTTAACTGGTGTTCTCTTGACCTATCTTCGCGCATTTGCTTCGGTTCAGTATAGAAGTACAAGAGATGACGTCGAAGTAGAATTCGAGAGACCCCCTCTTCCAAAATTTATTCATGAACTCTACAAGGAAGTTGCACGAAAGTCGTGGGAATATGCATATCTATATCGTACGATTGGAGTAACTGGAGAGCAACAGGCAAAGAATAGAAAAGAAATTGAAACCATTATCGATAATGCTGTTGACACGGTTCTTGATTCCTTCTTGCCCTGGCAGTCTATAGTTCAGACGTATTTTTCAACTCCAGACGAAACTGTTCAGAAACCGGAAGAAGTCATTCAAGAAATAAAACCAGAAAGAAGTGTTCGATTTGACGAAGACGACGAAGACGACGAAGACGACGAAGACGACGAAGAACCTCCGAAACTAAAACTTTCTGACGAGATGCTTACATTGGATATTCCCGCACTAGACGAACCAGAAACGGTCGACCTGCAAGTGGAAGAAGACGAAGCGCCCAGTCTCGTTCTAAAATCGTAAAAAAGATGATAAAAATCAATAAAATGATTGATACAAGTGTTCTTGTAATTATCCTTGTAATTGCTGTTGGAAGTATTCTTGTATATGCAGTCGAAAGATATACAAAAAATAGACCGTTTGAATGGATGGATGCTAGCAAGATAGGTCTTCTTTCAGGAGCAGGTGCAGGTGGAATTGTCTATGCTCTTGGGGGAGAATCAGTGACAAGTGTAGTGTCATCCGTTACTGATTCCGTGCAGGACATGTTTGTAGGAAAACCTAGTTTTTAATCTCGCGAAGTTTATGCTTTTTTAAATCTTTTATAGAAGAAGATTTATAACATTCTAGTGTAATCTTTTTCTTATTGTTCACATTAATTAGAGTAGAACTCTGCTTTTTTAAACAGTTACCCATCTATATAAATACAAGATTCATTTGTTGGTACTTTTTCAGAAAACAAATATAGACTTCCAAACTTCTCTATTTGCTTTCTAGGAACTGCCGTGTCCTTACAATATTTTGCAATTGCCTTGTATAAGTGAAATCCTCGATAACGTTCATGCGTATCGCCTTCGCTTAAATTACGAAATAAGACTGACGAACCATCAGGAAGAGTTAACCACGACATGAAAATCTCAAATATACTATCCTTCTTGTATTCTTCATGAAGAGGTCCCTTTGGAAATAGGTCCCAAAACATGGATGTTGCCAGACGAACCAAATCAAAGGAAGGATTTGGTTTTACTTCCGGATATTTTGAATTGTAATACGGTTCAACATTATACTGTCCCCCTGCCTCTTCATTCTCTTCAAACTGTGAAGACATGAAAAATTTTGACTCCTTCATCTTTGGAAGTTTGATGGAAAAGCATGCACGATCAAAATCTATAATTTTAATAAGTTTTCCAAATGTAGGAACGCGGTATGCTTTTCCAAGTATATTATAGTAGAAAAACTCCTTATCCGTATCGATATACATTACATTCATTACATGAAGATCATTGTGTACAAAACCAAATCTTCGCTGTGCATATGCAAGTGCAAACACTACTTGTGCTAACCAAGAAATTCTCTTTTCTATTTCAGAGTGACTCTTGAACAAATCATAGAGGGTTCCTTGACACTTTTCCATAATGGTAACCTGTATCGGACAGTCTTTAAACACGGCATGGGCAAATGGTTCCTCTTCTTCGTCTTCAAATCCAATACCATCATCGTGAAGTTCTCCGTCTGAACTACATGAATGAATTCCAAAGACGTAATCTGTAGAATCTCCCTCGTCAATTTCTTCTTCCTCGTCCTCTTCTTCTTCGGTATGCGTCTCTTCTGTATTTGGTTGAATGCCTTCAATGTCAGTAATGCCAAGATCAATTTTTTCACTCGTATCTTCTAATTGAATGGGTTGGACAATGTCGTGAATCTTTAATTTTAGTTCGAAAAAGTGCCCAATATTTTGAGAAAACCAAGGTCTTTCGCACAAATCTTCATAGTCATCAGAAATGTTTAGTACATGCTTCTCTTCTATACCAGAAAAACTTCCATACACTTCTGGAAAGTGCGGGCACCCCGACTCGGATAATACAGAATTTATAAGACTGCCAATATATGCAGAATTGTTAGAATTTTGTATGTACTCTATTGGAGAATTGTCCGTCTGCGGAAGACCAACTCCCCCAAAATCCCCTCGCATAACAGAATAGGATGGAAGCAGCATGGACTTTTTAAGGTGGACTTCTCTCTCTCTTCCACCCGTATAAATTTTTGAAGGACCACTAATTGTCTGTATCATATTACGAGTCTTCAGTCCGTACTGATACGGATTTCGCAAATTCTCCAACTTGAAAAGTTTTTGAAGAGGCGGAAAATAAGGTTGAATTCTTCGTAGACCCCATTCTTTGCATGCTTGCTCCTGTAATCCTTGATAATTTGAATATCTATGAACTTCAAGAGGAATAGTCATGGTTTTTAATTCATGCAGGGGTTTCGGCATTGTTGTATTTAATTCTTATTTTGCTTGGCAAACTTTTTACGCTGTTCCTTGCTGTATCGCAGGGAAAAGTCTAGGATAGAACCTTCGGCAGGAAATAGATAGTCAAAATAATCCTCTAAGAAATAGTCATGAATGTAGGTTAGTTTTTCAGTCAAATCTGACAAGAATAGAAAAATGGTAAACATAAAGAACAATCCAACAGTATATGTATTTACAAATTCAACTAACGTACTTCGCACCGGAATGATGGGAATGTATTCGTTGAAAAGACGATTCACCCAAAAAGCACTCACTGCAATCATGGACACTTCGACAAATATATCCGTCATTTTAAATGAAAATGATTTTCGCTTCCATTCTTCCCCGAATACGTCAAACAAGTAATACATTACATAAGACAATCCCGCACCGGCAAACGTGTACATTATTGCAAAAATCACTATATTTGCAGTTATTCGAAGTGAATCACCTGCATTCATAGGAACACTAGTAAGAACATATGAATATTTCACCATTATTTTAATGTAAGACAATAGACAATGAATTTCAATATCCGTAAATTTAACATGGATGTTCTCAAAGAAAGATGTGCTACAGATTCGCACAAGTCTCCCATGATTGTCATTATCGGTAAAAAAGACACGGGGAAATCCTTCTTAACTCGAGATATTCTGTTCCACACACAGGACTGCTTTCCAATTGGAACGGTAATTTCCGGAACAGAAGTTGCCAATGAGTTTTTCCAAAAAATAGTTCCTTCGAAATTAATTCACGACAAGTACAAACCCGAAATTGTCATGAATGTTATTCGTCGTCAACTTACCTTGAAACAACAGAGAAATCTTTCCAAATCAACAAGCATTGATCCAAGAGCATTTTTGATTCTAGACGACTGCTTATACGATGCCAGTTGGATTCGCGAGGAATCAACACGATACGTATTCATGAACGGACGCCATGTAGACCTATCGACAATTATTACCATGCAATACCCGCTTGGCATTACCCCTAACTTGCGCACCAATGTAGACTTTGTATTCATTCTACGAGAAAACATTCTTGGAAATCGCAAGAGAATATATGAAAACTATGCAGGCATGTTTCCCACATTTGAAATGTTTTGCCAATTCATGGACCAATGTACCGAAAATTATGAATGCCTTGTAATTTGTAATTCAAGTTCTTCCAACAAACTAGAAGATCAAGTATTCTGGTACAAGGCATCTGATCACCCAGACTTTCACATGTGTGCAGAATCGCTATGGGTGGACAATAAACCATTTACTTCAACAATGTTGGCAGCAGCAGAATATACTCCGGATGCCGTGCGCAAATCTTCTGGACCCTTTGTACACGTTAAAAAGGGCGGTCTTTAATCACTTCGCATGGCACCCTCCGACGGATGAACCGGTTTCGAGGCATCTTCCAAGGCAGAATTTCTCTTGGCATTTTCCTCCTTCTGACGCTTAACTGCTTCCTCACGCTCCTCTGCAAAGAAGAGTTCCTTATTTGCCTCATTCTCCTTGTAACGGCGCATAATCTCATTCAACTGGGCATTGGCATATTCCACATTTTCCATGAGATGCTCAGAAGGTTCCCAAGGCAACCAACAACCAACCCGACCAATCATCAAATTATCCTTTGGATACTTGCGCTGAAGAACCTTGCACCAAAGTTGTGCCTCCTCATACGAAGGAAACGCACGACGCACCTTCACACCTCGAACGTTGCACTGATAATTGTGTTCCTTGTCAAACATTTCTTGAATCTCCTTTTCGTGCTTCAATAGAAACACTTGATATTGCTCAGGAACATTCGTCTTTTTGATGTCTTCGCGATGCGTCTTTTCAAAGTCATGAACGTCCTTCATAATGTCATCAATCTTGATGGAATACTTTTTGGACAAATAATCTGCAAGATGTTCTAGACCCTTGACCTTCCAATCATAATCCATCCACTGAATAAACTTTTCAAAATAATAGTCATTTTTCTGCTTGAGAATCTTCTCCGGCGATAAAAAACTTACAATACAATATCTCTGATTCGGAATTTCTGGATCCTCTTCGAGATAATCAATGGGTCCATCGGCATCGTGAGTGGGCAGTTCTACTTTCTTGGACATATTATAAGAAAATACGTCAGTTTTCTTAAAATAGAAACGCGCCGTAAAATAAATGCTTTGTTGTGCAAAACAATTCGCATATGACATAATAGAACCACAACAGGAACCTCCTCTTATGAATTCATCGGTTCCAGATATTTACAATATTCGATATAATCTCCCTAGAACGACAGACATGGCAGTTTGTATTGTTGTATTTAATCCATCAAATTCAAAGAGAATGATTATGAATTATTTTTACATTTTAGAAAAACTGAAATTGGCAGGCATTCCAACATATACTCTTGAACTCACTTTTGAAGATAGAAAACCCGAAATACAAAACGCATATCACGTTAGTTCAGATAGTCATCTGTTTCACAAGGAAAGACTGTGTAGACTTTTGGAAAGGAAAATACCGTCAAAGTATACAAAATTGTGCTTTATAGATGCAGATGTCTTATTTGATAATCCAAATTGGTACAATGATACTTCTGCTCTTTTGAATAGTCACGAAGTTCTGCAACCATTCAGTGTAGCAACTTGGTTGGATTTGACATATAAAACGTCCGTCATGGAAAGATTGTCCGTTGTATTCATGGATCGCAGTTTGAGATTTAATTCAAATTATCACCCTGGTTTTGCATGGGCATTTCAACGACCTTGGTACAATCGCGTTGGATTTTACGAAGTTGCCATAACTGGAAGCGGCGATACAATGTCTGCTGCCGCATGGCTTGGCGTCGATTTTCCTGCCGGATATTTAAAACCAGCATTTATTCCATCCTTTGAAGAGTACAAGAAGAAACTTGTAATTCTACCAAAGATATGTTCAACGCCTGGAACATTATACCATCTATGGCACGGCAATCGTGCAAATAGAAAGTATGTTGCCAGACACGAATGTGTAAATGATATTGCAGATATTCGCGACGTCCTTGCAACAAACAAGGATGATGTTTTTGAATTGTCAAATAGAAAACTGAACGCAGACATGAGAAGATACTTTGATGAACGCGAAGATGACGGTTTATCTTGACATTTTTTCTTGACTGTTAATTAAAACATGTGGTTAATGTCTGTGTATGCCGCGGTACTATTCTACCTGCTGACCCCCGGAGTTGTTCTGTCCCTGCCCCCTGGTGGTTCTCGCATGACGGTTGCCCTTACACATGCAGTTGTGTTTGGTCTTGTATGGATGCTCACTCATAAACTAGTATATCGCGTCCTCAGTTCTGGAAGATATTAAAAAATTCTCTTTATGAAATTATAAAACAAATGGCAGATACATCCAAAGCCCCCGCGACTCCTTCGATGGGTGTTGATATTGCAGATTTAGTGAAGCGCCTCGTGAAGTATGCCCTGGAGGGTCTCGCGGTAGCCGTTGCGTGCTACCTACTGCCAGGCAAGAAGCTGCGCGCTGATGAGATTGGCATGGTTGCCCTCACTGCCTTGGCCGTCTTTGCCATCCTGGATATATATGCCCCGTCTGTTGGTTCCTCCGCTCGTACGGGTGCAGGGTTCGGTATCGGCGCCAACCTGGTTGGTTTCCCGATGCGCTTCTAAACTTTCCAACTCGTTCATATAGTCTCGACACCCATAGTAACACATGGCACATGAAACACAGCACCCTCCGGTAGCAGTTGCTAACAATAATATATTTTCGACGATACATGACATATTATATAATGTTTCGTTTTCAAGGTAACTGGTTTGCCGTGAAACCGAAACAATTTGAACCTGAAAGACAGACTCATGAAATTATGTGGGCAATAGCAAGGGGTGTAGACCCGAAAAAGGCATATCGTGATTGGTATGAACGCGAAAAAAAAATATCTTCAATCATTTATCCAGTAATATACAATGGTAAATGAACTCGTTGTAACGGGAGCAAAGGCAATTGGTATTACATTTGCCATACTTGTCATTTTTGTTGGGTTTTATTGGGCATTTCGTGGATTTCCACCCGGATCGCGCGTAGTTATCTCGGAACTCCCAAAAGTACACCCAGAAGGAAAGAAGAGTGTCGGAGAAGCAGCCTTTTACTTTTTTTATACGTCTTGGTGCCCGTATTCAAAAGAGGCACTACCAAAAGTAGAAAGTCTTCGTGATCTTGTAGTTGATTATACGTATGGTGGAAAGCGCATTCACATAGAATTGATTAATTGTGACGTGGACAAGAAAAGGTGTGAATTATACAAGATTGATTCATACCCCTCTTATAAACTTGAAACGTCGAATAACTTGTATACCTACGACGGTCCGGCAGACGTTTCCGTGTTTCGAGAATTCCTTATTTCGGCGCTTGGTCCAGAGACTCGTTCCTAGACAAGAAATCACTCATGCACAGATACCCCGTTTCTTGAAGATGTTTTAGTGTTTCTGGAATATTTTTAAGGAAAAATAAAGGAGTTTCGTTTTCAGTCAAAAGACAGGTATTGTCAGGATACGCGTCTTGAATTTGTTTAATTCCTCGTATGGCGCGACAATTCATAAGTAAAAATATGTAATCACTTACGTCTGAAGTATAACATAGCAAAAACATTGTATTTCGTCGATCCTTCTTTGGTATCGCAAGGGATATATTTTCACACATGATAGCACCATCTATATACGTTTTTTCCTTTATGCGATGCGGAGTGAATACAAATGGAAGTGCAAAAGAAGCACGTAGAGCATCCCACAGGAGAATTTCTCCCGAAAATCGAACTGCCTTTATGTTGGTGAGATCAGATGCGATAATGTGCAATGGAACGAGAGCATCTTTAATCTTTAAACTGCTTAAATCAAGATTATGTCTTTGAAATACTTCCTTCAAGAATACAAACAAACTACTGCCATCGTCCATACCCTTGCGATCTCGTGCCGTCAATATGCTAGACAATGATACAGATTGAAATACTTTTTGAATATCAGAAATTTCATTTAAAATTCCTGGTAATTCGTCTGCCGAAAATCCAAATGCAATGGCACTTCCTATGATAGCACCTATTGAAATTCCATAAATGCCTTCGTTGAAAACCTTGTATAGGTATTTTTCATTATGAAATTCTGAAAGTTTCTGTATTGCTCCTACGTGTAACGCACCTCTCATGCCACCCCCGTTGAGTGCTAATATTTTCATGTTATTTTCTTCTTTGTAATGATTAGGTAAATGTCTCTCAATGCACGCGATCTATGGAAGCAAACAGACCAGCAAAAGACAATAAAAATGAATGCCATGAAACCTGTTCTCACCAACTTGTTTGCACAGTTAAAGACCCACGCTGCAAAATATCCAGACAGTCCCGTCTTTGCTTTTGATGTTCCGTCATTTGTTTTTGGGTATCCTCTTTTCAATCATGCAGAAGCAATACAATATTGCAAGGAATTTCTTGAAGAACGCGGATTTCAAGTATGGATATCATCCGGTAGTACCCTTGTTGTTTCTTGGATAAAACCCGCCAAGAATGTCACGAAAACAACATTTGTACCGCCACAACAAGTTGGTTATCGTCCATTTGTATACGACGACTCTGCACTAGAATTACTGCGTTCAAAAATTAATTGATAAAAACGAATGAATGAATACACTGAATTCTTTCAATCATAAAATGAATTCTTGTAATCATCCCCCTACAAAAATTGTAATTGAAGAAGGTCAAAATGTATGCATGTGCTGTGGTATGATTTTAGATCAATTTATTTCACAAGAAGCAGAATGGAGATATTATGGAACAGAAGATCGCAACGACGACCCAACGCGTGTTGGTCTAACAATTCATTCGTTACTACCCGAATCAAGTTATGGAAGCATGGCAATGAACAAGAAAACAAACTCGGAACAATTACGAAGTATTCAACGACTATCAGTATGGTGCTTGGCATCCAATTCGGAACGTTCATGGTTAACTGTAATGGAACTCATGAATGGTTACGCGTATCGTCATGGATTCACAAAGGCAATTTTGCAGGAGGCATGTGCTCTCTTTCATAGTCAAGAAGATGCCTTGAAATTGCGTGGAGAAACACGCAGGGCATTGATGGGAGCATGCTTCTTTCTTGCTTGTCGTCGGTTTGAAGTATCACGAACCCACGAAGAAATATCTGAAATTCTCAAAGTTTCTACACGAAGTCTTTCCAAAGCAATCCAGAGATTTGGTATTATTTTGGAAGACAATCCGCTATTAATGACACAATTGTCCCTGTCTGAGCGCATGATGAATGGACTTTCAGTCAACGAACAACAACGAAATCGTATTCTCGACAGAATTCGTGAAGTATTCAAATGCCCTCACGAAGAACTTTCACATACTCCAAAAGTCATGGTAGCAGGTATTATTGCGAGCATTCTATCTGAAAGCATGGACAAGACAACGTTGAAGTCATTTCTCAAAGATTTCAGTAAACATTCAGGAGTGTCGGTTGTAAGCATACAAAAAGTCATGAAGGCGTGAATTATGATGGGAATATATTACCCCCTATGCCATAGTATATAAAGATCAGTGTTTTCGGATATCCGCCATCAGACGTAGAAGCAATAGTTACTACGTTAGTGCTACCATTTCTTTGGATATCCAATCCTGCACCGCCTCCGGCGTCTGTAACAGTGAAAAACTCATTAAGTGCCATTATAGATCTCCTATAGCTCCAATTGGTCTGAGCTACAAGAAGTATATCATAAATGCCTAAACCATTATTAGGAGACAACGTAAGTATTGTACCGTTAGTTGATAGACTTTGAGAATATGAAGTGATACCGTAAGCAACCAACTGACTACGGTTCATTGTAACCCCTCCAATGTTATTGGATGTTTTTGACGGGTTTGAAATAGAACCGTATTGATTAATAACTACGGGGTTTGATCCAACAGAACTACCTGTTAATTCAATTGTACCGCTCTGGAATGGTTGCAATTTTGCGACGCTGTTTCCTCCAACACTATCGAAGTTAAAACTTCCTATTCTAGATTTTTGAGTTGAATCAGGATATAAATAAAGAAACGTGTTATCATTTCTTATCAATCCGTTCGAAAGGATTACTCCCCCAATGTTATTGGATGTATTTGACGAAGTAGTAAAACCAGAAGCTGCGCTTACCTGTCCATTACTGCGATTAATATATAGGTAATTGTTTTTAAAACTACCAGCATTATCATACCCACCAATCACAAAATCACTACCTACATCATTGGCTCCTTCCACGTTTACAAGACCAACACCCCAGCGAGGTTTATCCGAAAGGTTAATAATTGCCATTCCGAAAGAAGTTCCACCACCTAGATCTTGTACGCGCGGTTGAACTATATTGTTATACAATCTAACCCCTCCAATGTTATTCGAAGTATTTGAAGGATTTAAAATAGCACCCGTTAAGGTTGTATTTCCATTACTGCGATTTATAATCAACGGCACATCTATGATCGTTCCGGCGTTATCATACCGCCAAAGTGTAAAATCTTCTCCAGCATATGCCGTACCGATGTTCCATCTCGATATATTTGAATCTTGTGCGAGAAGAGCTATCGAGCCATTGCCTGGAGTAACATTAAGACCAATTGTACGTTGATTTAATTGTACTCCTCCAATGTTATTGGATGTAGTTGACTGATTTTCAATAGAACCATTCGAATTAATGCGTAAAGAGTTATTAATTGTTCCGTCAGAAGACCCTGTTAATCGTACACTACCATTCGACATGGGATAAAATACAACATCATTACCTACACCACTTGTATAATTTATTTGAAGATTGCCAATTCTACTCACATCCTGCCCTGTTTTTAAATCGATATTGCCCGAAGCAATACGCGCAAACCCCGAAATATTATAACCAGAAATATCGACATTTTGACTTGCAGGGTATTGTGCCCAATTAGAAGGATTTCCACCTCCGCCAGTAGAATTAATAGTATACACTCCGTTATTGCTTGTAATAATGACGTTGGTACCTGCAGAAAGACCTGCTACAACAGCAGAAATAGTCACTGCTCCGGTTGAAGTATTTGTCGTTAGTCCGTTTCCAGCAGATAGACTGGTTACGCCTCCTGCTCCACCGCCAGTAGAATTAATAGTATACACTCCGTTATTGCTTGTAATAATGACGTTGGTACCTGCAGTAAGACCTGCTACAACAGCAGAAATAGTCACTGCTCCGGTTGAAGTATTGGTTGTTAGTCCGCTTCCAGCAGATAGACTGGTTACGCCTCCTGCTCCACCGGCAGTAGAATTAATAGTATACACTCCGTTATTGCTTGTAATATTGACGTTGGTACCTGCAGAAAGACCTGCTACAACAGCAGAAATAGTCACTGCTCCAGTTGTTCCGCTAGATGTTAGTCCGTTTCCAGCAGATAGACTAGATACACCTGCACTTGCTCCACCCGATACACTTACATTTGCAGAATAAAGATTGCCTGTAACATAGATATTCGAACCTACAACTAAATTGCCACCGATTCCGGCACTTGTAGCAGAAACATTTCCAACGACGGTTAAATTACCTGGCAGAATGTTTACTCCGCTCATTTTGTTATTATATATTTATTTTTATATTGATCGTAAAACGTATGAATCTGTAACAAAATTAGGTGTTATTCCGTTATAAGGAAAATTATACATGGTTGGTGTTATAGTATTATTTGATATAATCACAGAAGATGTACTAGTAAATATCTGAAAATAACTATAAGGACTCAATGTTATTTTTTGAGGTACTGCAGTGAACCCGGGATCCGTAACGGAAGAAAAGGATATACTATTAACAGAGGGTTGTAGTCCATATGGAAATACAAATCCAGAAGAAACACAGAATACGGTTGCTCCTCCAATGTTTGGAGCAACTACAGACCCTGTAGTTGAAATCTTTGTAGCATTTACGTTTCCATTTATCACGGCATTTCCATTGGTTATGACGAGATTTCCATTGGGTATTGTCAAGTTTCCATTACCTGTAGAAAACCCACCTGCTACTACTATATCGCCACCCTGTCCATATATTATTGAACCATTGAGATCTATGATGTAGTTTGTAGAAACGTCTCCTACAAATACGTTTCCGGGCAGATATGTATCAATTCGAGCATGGTAATAACCCTCTGTAAAAGTATATTCTGGCCGAAAAATATTTCGTAATATATTTTGGTCGTATACAGAATTATAATTTCCTGATATACTACTCATTATATTTTTGACTCCAAACTATTTAATAACTTTCTCCCTATATTATACATCGAGATGTCTGTCGCCGAGCGCTACACGCTTTTTCCGATCAAGCAAAACGAGACTCAACTGTACCGCCTATACAAACAGGCTGTCGCCTCGTTTTGGACGGCAGAGGAGATTGATTTTTCACGAGACGACTCTGATTGGGAAACCTTGAATGATAACGAAAGATTTTTTATTAAACAGATTCTGGCATTTTTTGCCGGATCTGACGGAATTGTACAGGAAAATTTGGCAACACGATTTCAGAGAGACGTGGATAGTCCGGTTGCGAAATTGTTCTATGCATTTCAAAATGCTATTGAAGGCATTCATTCCGAGACTTACTCGCTGCTCATTGATAAATATGTAAAAGACAAGGATGAACAAGTCGTATATTTCAGAGCCATTGACAACTTCCCCTGTATCAAGAAGAAGGCAGATTGGGCACTACGCTGGATTGACAGTAGTGATTCTTTTGTCCGTCGGTTGGTTGGGTTTGCTTGTGTTGAAGGCATATTCTTTAGCGGCGCTTTTTGCTCGATTTATTGGCTCAAAAAACGAGGTTTGATGCCGGGTCTAACCTTTTCAAATGAACTCATTTCGCGAGACGAAGGACTTCACACCATTTTTGCAGTTGCCATGTACCACTTGGGAAGTCCTCTGGCAGAAAAAGAAGTCCACGATATCATTAAAGATGCTGTAGACATTGAAAAGGAATTCATTTGCTCTGCTCTGCCCTGTACTCTCATTGGCATGAACTCAAAACTCATGTCACAGTATATTGAATTTGTTGCTGATCGTCTTGCTGTTCAGTTGGGAACGTCCAAGATTTACAATTCACAGAATCCATTTGATTTTATGGAACTCATTTCTCTTGAAGGCAAAGGTAACTTTTTTGAGCGTCGTATTTCTGATTATAGTAAACCGGGTGTGGTGGCAAATAAAGAAGAAATGGTAATCAAGACCGATCTTGAAGACTTCTAATTCGTTTAAATAATGAATAAAAACTAATAGAAAAGTGTAAATGGAATTTTTTCATGGAGTCGTTGCACTGCTTGCAGGACTAGTCCTCGTGCTGTCTGGTCTGGTCATTTGGTTGTACGTTCAGCAGTCTCGTCAGCAGCAGGCAATTAGTGCGATTGCGGTCGCAATGACAAGTCCGCCTCCGAGTTATCCTAGCGAAGATATCATTTTCAAACAGGAAACTCCGGATGCAGTACAGGTAGACGATCGCGTTACTGTAGAAGACGAAGATGAGGATGAAGAGTGCGATGTTGACGGCGAAGACATGACGGACTTGAAATCAAAGACGGTAGTTCAACTCCGTGAAATGCTTACAGAGAAGGGAATTCCTTTTAATAAAAGCGATAAAAAGTCAACTTTAATTTCTCTGGTACAAGCAGCATCATGAAATTAGTTAGTGTCGACGTAGGAATTCGTAATCTTGCCGTGTGTGTTTTAGAGGGAACTTCACGACACGATGTTAAAATTATAGGATGGGATGTGATTGATGTTATTGGTGAAAAGAATGGAGTATCAAGACCCGCATGTTTTAAATGCAAAAAACCGGCAATGTGGACTTCGGGGGAACTTTTTTCGTGTACAAAACATTGTCCAAAGAGTGAAACTATTACAAAGACGGCACTGAATAAAAAGTCAATTGGAGAATTACAGGAATTGGCGCGATCGTATGGAGTTACTGGAAAAAAGAAACCAGAACTCGTGAATGGTATTTATGCACATTTGAAAACGGGAGGATGGACAAAATTCAAGGGAAATGTAAAATTTGGAGGAGGTGTTCTTGAATTGATTCCAGACATTATCAAATCTCTTGATGCAAGATGTCATTTTTGGAATGGAGCAGACATGTGTATATTTGAGAATCAATTGGATCGTCGCATGTTTGCCGTTCAATCCATGCTACAAATGTATTTCTCGTGTCGCGGGTTTCAAACGAGTGGAATTTCTGCAATTCATAAATTAGAAAATATATTGACAATTGACGACCGAACAGATTCATATCGCGGTCGTAAAAAGACTGGAATTGTGCATTGCGAAGCACTTTGTCCCCCTTGTAATTTGGACTTTTTTCAAAGTCATCGAAAGAAGGATGATCTTGCTGACTGTTTTCTACAAGGAATCTGGTACATGGAACATGCGTCCGCGCGTTAAGAGTTTTAAAAGAACAACCTAAAAAATCATAATGGATGTCCCTGGAGCAGATTTACTCATGAATAGTGCAGTTACCACCACTGCAGATACGAAACTTCCTGAACTCGAGGCAGTTTCTCTAGATTTTACGGATCTTCCTGCCGAACAACCTCCTCCGCCAAAGTTGGTTCCGTCTTCAGACGAAATTGGTGTTACGCGATCACGAGATGGCATTGAAAATTTGAATGCTGAAGCATACTTTAAACCTGCGGCACCTGCACCCAGGGTATCCGAAGATGCAATTGTCAAGAGAAAGTATGAACTGCTGCGCAAGTTTGATAGATTGAATCGTTTGGGTGTTCCTATGCGAAAGAGATTCACAATGGATTCTCCTGTCGAAGAGATGGAACTTGAAATGGAATTTATTCGTCGTGAAAAGTCGATGGATTCTACCATTAAACAGTTTTCCGAGTGGTTTATTAGCGGCATGAGTGCGCTCGAGTGGGGGTCCAAAAATGTAAACATGATGAAGATGTTTGGTCTACAACTCGATGGTCTTTCACAGTCTGCACAGATGAATGTTGGAGACTACGAAGAAGACTTTGAAGAACTCTACGACCTGTACGGCGACAAGTTGAGAATGCATCCTCTTGTACGTATTCCCATGCGTACATGTATGATGGTGTACATGGTTCATTTGACAAATCAAATGGCAATGAAGGCACCCGTTCCAAACATTCAAGAAATCTTGAGAACAAATCCAGAGATTGCGAGACAAATGGCAGCATCTGCAATGCAACAGCAAACTGCGCAATTTAAGCAGCAGGCGCCTCCTCCTCGTTTTCCAGAACCCCCTGTAAAGAAACCTCCTCCGAAACCCGAACAAGAGAACCCCCTTGCAGGTTTAATGTCGTTTTTGGGAGGAACAAATCCGCCACAGGAAGTAAAGACTGTGAGAGAAATCAAACCACCGTCTAACATGGGTATTTCTGACATTCTAAAAAATATTCAGAGAGAAGAAAAGAAGATTTCAACACCTTCGGTTGATATGCCGAAACCCGCATTGAAATCTGCTCTAAGAAAGTCTGGAAGTTCAGATGCTCGTAAGTCGTCTAAAAATTCAGTAGTGATTAAGCTGTAAAAATTGAACCCATTATCAGTGGTGTATTTACTAATTCGGTATAATCAGATGATTCTCGATATTGAGACATTATCTAAATATATAAATTTTATGTAAATAAAATTAAGTTGTGCCAATTACGGGTGCACTCGTGTCGAACGCGGGGTTCTTTGTTGTCTGCGGAAATCCTGCCATTACTCGCAAAAGTCCAAACGGACTGCCGCTATCCCTTGTCTCATTCAATCCGGGACGAATACTCTTGGGCAAAATTCCTATGCGACTATTTTCATTGAAAATTCCATCAACTAAAATAGTAAAAACAGCAGTCAATACAAGTGCGGCAATAATATCACGAGTACCGACAAATACAACTGCAAAAATTAGTACTTGACGTAATAAAGAATTTGTCAAGTACTCTTTTTGTGTTTGAGACAACTCAATCGTTATGAAACGACTTCCCACATTTAGGAATATCATCATAAGTCCAACAAAAAGTTTACTTCCATTGACGCTCTCAATTAACATTATTTAAAAGGAGGAATTAAAATGGGTGCCCGTCTAATGTTTCATCGCGAGCATTTGCAAATGTCTCCTTTTTTTCTGATGGTTTCACAGTGTGAATGGCACTCGCGGGTTCGACCCTCTTGTCTTCCTTTACGTTAGAACCGGGAAGTGGGTTCTTCTCGTCTGGTTTCTGTTCGTCTGCCTTCTTTTCAAGTTTCTTCTTTTCGTCCTTTTCATCCTGCGTCGTCATGTATTCGCGCGCTGGGATGGACAGTACCACAGCAACTGCCAATAACAGGGCAACTGATAAAGATTGTACAGTACCCACATAAACAACAAATGCCAGGGCAACAATCTGTGCTAGAGGAGATGTCAGCAAACCAACAATCATAGGAGGCGCAGGACGAGTAAAAAAGACAATATATGCTACAAGAATGCCAGATAGAATGTATTGGGCATTTTTAGAGAGTGCCATTATTACTTTAATTCCCAATTTTTTATACAGATAATTAGACAATGGCAAGTCTTGAAGAAGTTTTTGGAGGAATGTATGGAAAGGGTAAACTCCCAAAAAAAGAAACAGAAGTTCATTCAAGTCAAAAAGTATACAATAGTCCGACACGTCGCACGGAAGCAGCGCTGCAGGAGCATTCAAAACTTATAAATGAACTTGAACGATCCTTGCCGATTGCAAATTCCGACGAAGAAATGGTAAATAACTATTCCCCTGCAAAACTCTCGGGTCAGGCACGGTCAAATGCCAATCAAATTGAACCCTTTACAGTCAAGGATTATACGCCTCCTCCGATACCCGGGACTTATAATTTTGCATATGAGTCACCGATACCTGCTATTGATAAATCTCTTGGTTGGGATCGTCGTATCGATAAAATCATGAAGAAACTCGAATACACTCCCGAGACATCTACACACGATTTGATTCTCTATGTTTTTACAGGTGTCTTCTTTTTATTCGTATTGGATACATTTGTCAATATTGGTAGGCGCTCAAAATAGAAAGTTTACTAGCGCATACTTGAATAGTTTCAAACACGTGTTTATCTTCGTCTCAGAAAGTTTATCAATGTTCAAGAGAAGAGATGGATAATTGGGAAGTATAATTTCAATACTATGGTGCGGTTCATCATCCATCTTAATAAGTTCGAAAAGATTTGAAACATATGCAATGACTCCAACATTGTTGGTAGTAAATGACTGGCGTATATTATTTCCGCCCTCCTTGTATAGTATTTCATATACATTTGATTTTGTACTTATAATTTTAATAATATCATCGGGTCCTACCATACGTTGAAGATAAATTATGAATTCCATGTATAGTTTATATTTATTTTCTGTTTTGTAAATGGGTTACGAGCAACACATGTTTTCTTATAGACCAAGGAATCCGTTTGCAGAAACGGGCAATCCTAACACGCCTTTAATGCTGAATGGTTGAAGAAGGACAGAAAGACTCGCCGACAACCTCCCAAAATTTACAGGGATTAAACCCTTCTCGGTTTTGTTGGTGCATATGGATTGGTTTTTGCTGGGTTCAATTTTTTTGGGTCACTAAGTGCCGGTTTGAAATGTTCGTTGGTCTATCTTCTGCGATATGTTCTACGTCCTCCAAGTGGCCCGCGACCTCTTGATATACTACGACGACGCATTGCTCTTCGTAATGTTCCTTCCGCGCGTGTTCTGCTCTCTAATGCTTGTGTAGAAGGCGGGACAGGTGGCAGAGCAGGAGGAGACGCGACAGGTGGCAGAGCAGGAGGAGACGTGACTTGCGGTGGGTTTAATAAAGCAGTAAGTGCTTGTGTTCTCATATTTTGAATTTCAATTGAACGAGTCGTCTCTGGAAGTGAAATTTCACTCTGGACAGGTCTTTGACCTCCTGTAACATACTTTTCAAATCCCCATATTAATCCGTAAAGCAACATGGTGAGAATTAATACTATAAAAATATAACCAAAAATGATGTCCTGTTGTTTAACATGCGACGATACAAGAAGTTGAAATATAGTATGAAATGCCTCTGAAATCTGTACGCTTCTATCTGTTATGTTTTGTGATAGAGTTGGAAAGGTTTCAATGTATCGTATTGTTTCATTGATATCTGGCATCGGCGGTGCCTCTGTTATATTTTCCAATACAGGAAGGGGAGTAGGAGTCGGTGTAGGAACAGTGTCTAGAACCTGCGGTACAGGCATTGTAGCAAGTGATGGAGCAAAGTATGCAAGAGTTGATGTTGCTAGTCCTGCTACAGAACCATACATACTTGATGCTACAGTTCCCATGGCATCAATTGTTGCACTGGTTCCTTGAGTTATACTATCAACTGCACCCGTTACAGCATTTGTTGCTACTCCAATCGTAGAAGCATGAAAAGTTTCTGCCATTTCCACTGCAGCAGTTTGAGTAATTCGAGCAGCAGTTTCTGCACCAACTAATCCAGTTGCCAACACTGTTGAACTAGTTCCAACAATTAAGTTTGAACCAACACGAAAGAAGTAAAAAATAAAACTAGTAATTAGTATGGAAGTAAACAATGAATAAAAAACCTTTTCTCCTCTTGTAGTGCCTCTTATTCTTCGTATTTGAGTATCGAGAAGTTCTCTCTCTAGTCTTCTACGCTCATTCACATGATCAACATCTGCTTCTAGTTGTCTAACGATTGCCTCTGCAGCACGACGACGCAGAGTGGCAATATCATCATCATGTTGTCCTCCAACTACTAACGTTTCTCCCAGTTTCTGTCTTAATATGGTTGCCTTTACAACTTCAACCGTCTGTTTACTTATTTCTTCACTAAATCCCTTCTTATCAAAATACACTTCAAGTAAGTCAACCAACTGATGCAAGGGTTTGTTTAATACATCACATGGACCAAATTGTATATAACCATAACCGAGCAACACTGGTACAAAATTTGTAAATCCGTTTAATATTGCATTCCCTTCCATAGATACAAGGGCATCTTTGGCAACTCCGACTTCTGTGACCTCTTCCATAATTTATATTTATATTAGGTTTTCTCTTTTTGCTATATCCGAATCAGGACCTCTGAACGTCTTGCCATGAAGAACAAAGGAATGAACTCTTGCATACCCCCACTGCTGTTGTGTTGCACCAGGACGATGTCCTGTTCTCCATGCAGCAAGACCTCGGTTGTAGACTTCTCGCAGTGAATTTAGAGATATTTTTGTTGCCTTTGAAATGTCTTCAAGACTCTTGATGCCCGGATACTTTTTGTGAAACCTAGCAGTATAAGAAGACTTACGAGTCTTTACTCCAATATCAGTCTTGAATAGGCGATATGCGGCGGGATCTTTCCAATGTTTTGCAGATCTGCGTGCAATCTCTTTTTTTCGTTGTCTCTTTCTTGTTATTGACAGTCCTTTGAAGTATTTCTCTGGCAAATACATTATAATGAGCGAAGATAAGACGACAGTACCGTCCATGTTAAAAACGGCGCGTCTTCCAAACAATGGTTGGACTGTAGAACAAGAAGAACTTCTTGCCGAATGGAGTGACAAGGGACTCTGTTATCGTTGGCTTCACGACAGGACTGAAAAAAAATATACACGCATGAATGCCGTGTTTACAATTCCAATTATCATTCTATCCACACTTACAGGAACTGCAAGTGTAGGTTTAGATAGTTTTGTCCCCGTTGGTTTTCAAAAGAATGCACAGGGAATTGTTGGAGGCGTTTCCATCTTGACTGGAATTATCGGAACTATTGCAAATTTTCTCAGATATGCTCAGGGAATGGAAGCACATCGAGGTGCTTGCATCTCATGGGGTAAATTACAAAGAAGAATTGCTGTCGAACTGGCACTTGCTCCTTCCCAAAGATCTGATTGTGCAGAATTCTTGAGATTGTGTAGAGCAGAGATGGATCGATTGATTGAACAGAGTCCTACAATTCCGGACGAAGTTATAGGACAGTTTGAAAATCAATTTCGCGGAATAAAGGATGTAAAACGACCAGAAGTCTGTAATTCTCTTGAACATACATATATTTTTCGAGATGCGAGAACTCCTCAAGAGAAAATATCAGATATCATGTCAAAAGCTACAAATATAATGAAAACAAGGGAGGGTGACGAAATCAAAAAGATTCTGGGCGCAGGTGAACACGAAATAGAAAGAGAAGTTGTAAAACGAAAAACAAGCATAACCAATACATTACAGAAAACAATAGATGAAGATCTTGCTAGACTACGTGCTATGAAAGTCGTAGGCACGTGGAAACCTCTCAACAGAAGACGTTCAGAAGTCCATATTGAAGTTCCTATGTCTTAGGAGGCGGTGGTGGTTTAGGAGTTTGAGGTGGTTTGGGAATTAGTGGATTTGTACGTATTAATGCAGGTGTTGAAACAGAAGGAGGCAAGGGGATAGTTCGTGAACTGATAGTGGTAGGATTAAATGTCTTCTTTTCGGCACCGTGTCTCGCAGGAATAGGAATAAATTTGGAACTCGTTTTATTAAATGAAGCACGTCTTTGTAGCATTGTTTGTTTATCAATACCGGTAGTTACCGGTGCCGTCTTTGCAGATGACAATGTAATTGTTGGAGGAAATCTTTGTAAAACTGGTTTGACCTCTGGTACGGGAGGCAATTCTGGCGGGGGTGGAGGAACCTTTTCCGTTACTAATTTCTTGTAAAACTCATTTTCTACCATATTAATCGTAGTTGGTTCGAATGCAAATGGTTTTCTAAATTGTTTATTGTTCAGTGGGTTTTCTGTTTGTATAGCATTTATTTTCAAAACATTCTTATCAATGGGTTTTCGTTTTTGCATGAAATAATAGGCAGCACCCAATAATATTGCAAGGGTAATTAATAACCCAAATGATATTCCGAGAGGAGTACTAACAGATGACGGACCTTGATATGAAGCAGGCATGATATTATCGGCCGGAGGTAGATTTATATGATTGAAATAACGAAGAAGACTTTCATACTGTTGTGATTTTATAAAATTAACGGTAAATGATGTATAATTTGTTCTTCCTATAACAGTGTATATGTTATCCTCCCACGTAATAGGTGATAAATTAACAGTATAATTTTGACCTGTGAAGTCTAAAATAAACCCCTGTACCACAATTGTCGCATTAGGGATATATACACCAATAAAGTCAAACTCTATATCTTCAAATGTATATCCTCTTAGTGATGGATTTGCCGAAACCGTTGTGCTCAAAGTGTAAGAACTGCTTGGTGTGTAAGAACTGCTTGGTGTGTAAGAACTGCTTGGTGTGTAAGAAATAGGTGAAGTAATCATCCCTGTATTTTGAGACGATACAGATACGCTAAATGATGGTCTACTAGATAAAGTTTCAGAAACGCTGGAACCTGCTGTAATAAAAAGACTACCCGATGCAGTGGAAAAACTACTAAAAGTTGCTATAACAGAAGCACTGCACGATCCCGTGGAAGTAATACTACCTGATGTTGTGGCAGTATGCGATGCTGTGGAAGTACTACTAACTGCGGAACTACGAGATGTTGTAGCAGTACGCGATGCTGTGGAAGTACTACTAACTGCGGAACTACGAGATGTTGTAGCAGTACGCGATG